ATATTCTTTATCAACAGTTAACTTACCCGATGATTTAAAATCTTCGATCGCTTCTCTTACTGAGAAATATTTAAATAAAGAATTTAACTTTGAAGAAATGCTAACCGATATCTTAAGAGAAGCTTATTTTACAAAAGGTTCATGGGCACAAGTAATTGTATCAGAGGCCGCAGTCGATATGCTTATTAATGGTACCGATGCCATTAAGACTGATGGTAAAGTCAATATGGATAACTACAAGAAATTATCAGGAGAGGATAGAAAGTTAATAGATCCTGATCCAGAAATTAAACATGTTTCTACGGAAAATCTTTCTTTTGAATATACAGAAAGTGAACTGGCATCTTCAGTAACACGTCTTGCTTATAAAAAAGACGGTGTCTCATTAGAGGACAAAGGTGCTAATGTAAAATTTACTACTGATGATCTTATGTTTGACATCACTGATGATAAAACAATCATGTTTAAACCGGCTAGAGCGTATGAAAAACGTGAACAAGAGTTAAGTAAAGAGTCTATTGATTTTAACGTACAACCTGTTTATGATGAACTTTATAGTTTATTCAGGATTAATGATGGTGATGAGTTTAAAGAGTTTGTATCTATTACCCCAGATGATCTAACAGATAGAAAATCTATTGGTAAAGCCATGGTATTTAAAATACCTGTTGAGTCACTGATACCATTATACGTTATTAACGATCCTACAAAACAAATAGGATTCTTTGCAATGCTTGATGAGAAAGGTTCTCCTATTAGAACAACAACTGAATATAATGAAGATCAGATGTCTAATATGATGCGAACGAATATGTTACAAGCTACAGAGAACAGTGTTATTAACAGAGCTAAGTCAGCTTTGGTAGGTATTACTTCTAAAGAACCAACTATTAAGAACATTGAAGAAATCTATAATCGTGTTGTTGATGATGCTATTCGTAAAGCAATTGAAAAAGGTGGGTATGATTCACTTGCTACAATCAGAGATAATACGGATATCTATAGAGTAATGTTCTTTAGAGCTTTGAGATCTAAACGTACAAAATTAGTTTACATCCCAGCTGAAAATATGGCGTTCTATGCTTTTGATTATAGAGAGAATGGAACAGGTAAATCTCTTATAGAGAAAACAGCTATGTTACACTCTATACGTTCTATCTTATTATTTACAAAAGTACTAGCATCTATTAAGAACAGTACAACGACTACCAAAATATCTATTGATCTTGATGAGAATGATACTGATCCTCAGGGTACTATTGATATGGTTAGATCAGAGTATATTAAGACACGTGCGAGTACTGCACCTTTTGGTTTATCAAATATTAATGATCTTGTAGCGTGGGGACAATCTGCAGGTATCATTATTGATCCTAAAGGTGAAGCTGCTGGGTTACCTAACATGTCATTAGATATCTCTAATGAAGGTGGTAGCAAAGTTATACCTGATGATAGTACAGATGAATCTGTTAGAACAATGATCTACTTAGCATACGGCTTAACACCTGAAATCGTAGAATCAGGGTATAGTTCAGATTTTGCAACCTCTGTTGTTGCTAAGAACTTATTGTTTGCTAAACAAACAAAACAGTTACAAACCAGACTAATGATTATGGTAACAAAACATGTCAGAAAACTTTGTAAGAATGATTACGCTTTTAAAGATAAATTAAAAATACTTTTAAAAGCACAGCTTGCTGAGATTAAAAAACATGTTCGTTCTGTTGGTAAAAATAATGACGATCGTGATATACTAAATGAAGATAGTGTTGGTAGTATTAAGAATTTAAAAGATGACGACTTATTAGATGCGTTAATAGATATTATCATAAGCGAAATAAAGACTGAACTACCATCTCCAGAGACAACTGAAGCTCAAACACTCCACGATGCCTTCCAGTCCTTTAAAACAGCACTAGAAGAGAACATTGATATTATGTTCCCAGCTGAAGTTATGGGTTCAGAACTTATTGGTGCTGTAGGTGGTAAGATTGATATTATTAAAGGTGTATTAAAAGCAGTTATGATTCGTAAATGGATGGCCGATAATGACTATATGCCAGAGTTATCAGAATTTATTATTAAAGATGATACTAATGGTTATGTCTTTAATGCATTTGGTAACTTCACATCCTTTATGAAAAATCTTGGTGACTCTATTGTTCCGTTCCTTGGTGAATTACAAAAGATGACAACAAAACTTGATATCAAGATGGAAAAAGTGAGTGCTCCTGCAGATGGTGCTAGTGATACTGAAGATACTTATGGTGAGACATCTGGTGGAGGTGAAGAAGGTAGCGATACTGACACTGATACTAATGGTGGAGATATAGGTGGCAGTGATGACTTCAGTGATAATTTCGGTGGTGATGAAAATGATACCGCAGAAGAACCGGAAGCTACACCAGATGAAGGAAGTGAAGAATCTACCGATGAACCTGTAGAAGAAGGTACTTCTGAAGAACCAGACACAACTGATACCGGTACGGAAGATGAGCCTGAACCTGAAAAGGCAGAAGAAGCTCCTGAAGAGACTACAGATGAAAACTCAGATGCAACTACGGATAAAGAAGTAGATGATAAAGCCGAAGCTGATAAAAAAGCTAAGGAAGAAGAAGAAAAGAAAAAAGCAGATGATGAGGCTAAGAAGAAAAAAGAAGAAGAAGACAAAGCTAAAGAAGATGCTAAAAAATAAAGAATAAGAACATACTACACCTATAGCCATGTGGCTATAGGTGTAGTTGTATTTTTTTACGTAAAAAGTACAGGCTTTCCAACTTTGCTTATATGCAGCTTATAATCTTTAACACCTACATACGGATCATTAATAAAGATGCGACATGTACGTGTTTTCTTAAAGTTGTGATTAAAGTTTTCATTATTGAAAACATCATTGATAGCATCAAACCATTTAAAATCTGGTTTCTTGTATCGAATATGAGTATTGATAGAATCAATACTTTCTTGCTTATTAAGCACCACAAGTGTCTCAAGTGTAAAGATAGGTAACCAAATGATTTCTAGATCATCTGAGATGATATTGTAACCATCGCAAGAATCATCTCCAAATAATTCAGTCATGACTTCATCTGAAGATACTTTAAGATACTCGAAAAGAGAATCTAAAGCAAACGAACAAATATTACTGTATTCATTACTTGGAACATGTTCTATAGTACCTAGGATAGAATCAAGATCCGTTAACAAACTTGCAGCTTTTACTGTTTTATCAGGGTTGATACGTGTTGATAAATTGTTAAAAGCTACTGTCAGAAATCCATCTATCTCTTTTAATAGGATAGGATCTTTGATACTATGATAAAGTTTTTCACGCAAGTCTAACATAGACGTTGCATCGTTAAAAAGTTTGTTGATAAAATAAGTTCCATCAGCAGCAGTTAAGCCTTCAAAATATACTTTCCTGCCATACATCGTATGACATTGAATAACATCTGCCCAGAGGTCATCCATCTTAGGAAATTCAGCTAACATAGCTTTAAGAAACGGGACCCTATTAATAGGGTCAACTACAACGATCCGGCCTTTTTCGTGTAAAGATTCCACAGGACTCTCCTTATTTTACAATAACAAAATTACCATTAATATCTTTGTAAACGGTGTAACGTACATCATTTTGTTTTTCATCTAGCGTGTAAATAGTTGCCGTACGCGTTGCTTTGAAAATATCTGATAGGTTATAAACAATATCCAACAATTTAAATAACTCTGGATAACTATCAGCGCGTACTAACCATGCCTGACCTTTTTCGATAGATGTAATATCAGATGCTAAATAGTCATCCGTAATACCAATAAAAGTTAATGGCTCAGAAAGTTCTAAATAGAGATAGTCCTCTTCCTCTTCTACGGTCATATTACCTATCAGGTTAAAAACATATTTAGCTAAGATGCCAAATGTTTCAGCATTGTGAGCAGTAATCGCTGGTTTAATCTTAGTGTTATCAATAAGTCTAGTCTTTAAAACTTCAAGGTTATCTGTAACACTAACAAAGTCAGAATTAATAGTCATATTGTTTTTAAGTACTGCAGAGAATAACATATGGTTAATGAACTTAATAACCAATTTGTCTTCAACCCAGCTGCCCAATGTAGCAAATGCGGTAGCACGTATTTCGTACAGCATGTGCATCATGGTAGATAACGTATCGATATCATACACTGTTTGATCATTAGCGTAGTCAATGAGCTTAAGAATGTCTGAAATATCAACATACCCTTTATCAACATAAAAACGCTTAATATTTGGCACCGTCGTTACCAATGTCTTAGGACACTCTGTAGCACACATACATTGTAAACTGGATGTTCTGTCAGTACTGGAGATGGTAAAGTTTTTGATAGTATAAATATCATCACTCATTCTACCTTCAATTTTAGACTTACCAACCACATCGTATTTGATATAGTTACCAATATCTTTATCAAGAACAGCTGTTAAACCTGATGCTAACATCAATGGATACTCACTACCATCAAAAGGTTTATAAACTGGTTTAGTCTCAGCCTTAGGAGCAGCTACTGGAGTAGTTGTTGTGTTCCCAAATCCATCAAATGGATCTGGTATGGCTGCCGCAGTTGGGTTAATAACATTCTGACGAGCTTGGGCATATTTATCAAATCTATCTGTAGAATCTACAGGAGAACTTGTACCACCCATAGCATACCCACCACCTAGGGTAGGAAGTGTTACCTGTGGTTGTGGTGCTCTTACTTGTGGCTGCATGTATCCACCGCCAACAGACTGCATTGGGTACTGTTGTTGTTGCGGATACATATTCTGGTTCTCTGGGAAAATACTCGAAAGATATTTGATATATTCAAAATCAGGAAGACTTACGATAGGAGGATAACCGTATGCCCCTAACTGTGAATCAATTGCTCTGGCCTCGTTTAATAAAGGAACTATGTTTCTACCATAATTCCTAATATCAGCTCGTGCCTGATTACAATCTACGTAGATGCCACGTAGAGCTCTTTCAATTTCCATTATACGATTTTCTAATGGAGCCGTACCTATGTTCGACATGTTTACTTCCTTTGGGTTTTTATTTATTTTTATAGTTAACCAGCAACTAGTAAACTAGTTATAGGTTGCTAGTTTAACTCACAATTACTAACGTACTTGTTCGTTATTAATTAAATAATATGTTTTTAATCTTCTCCGATAACTTCATCCGATTCAAGAAGTGGTATGTTATCATTGACAACTTTACCTGATAATAATTTATCAAGCTTATCCACAGCTCTTTTAATATCTTCTGGCATGTTAATCTTACCAGTATGGATGTCATAATCTAAATAAAGATTAAATTCAAATCGAGGAGATGGACAAGACTTTCGTAAGAAATAAACTGATCCAAGATAGAGATCTGGACCTCTTAGAGTTCTTGTATTTTCTGGGAAGGAGTTGTTGCTGTTAACTCTTACTCCATTACCTCTGTTTTGATCTTGCAATAAGGAAGTACACTTCATGTACTTAATATCGCCCACATAATCAGCAGGTGATATACTAATATTAAGTCCTTGCTTGCTGCTAATAAGACCATAAATAATTTTACTCTTTAATTCATCTTTAAAGATCTTAAGAATCTCTTTTTCAGATACGATAGATTTACGAGATGATCTGCGCTTGATCATTTGTATCAACTTGTTAAATGCGATGATGATATCGTTCGTCATATAGTAAGTGATATCAATATACCTATTTTGAATATCACTGCTGTATTCTTTACTTGTTAGTAACAATGTATCAAAGTTCAACATGATATAATGTAGCATATCGTAAAAATCATTTACCATGATACCATTGTTCTGTAACTTTATTTTATTAAAGTTATCAAGATAGGTATCTAAAGAGTTGAAGTGGTCTTTAACATCTGTTGTGATTCTCATAATAGAGAACATGTCGCGATAGGATAATCTACCCAGGATAGTTCTCCAATGGATATATATTTCATCCTTAACATTAGGGGGGTATACCCTACCATCAATCTCACGACCGTTAAGAAGATAGAGGAATTCATCTGCTGTTTTAGGAAGTATATCAAAGACATACAAGATTCCAAAGATGAAGTTATTTAAGAATGTTGTAGGCTCATACTTCATAGGTATACAAATCTTAATATCATGAGGTGCATAACCTGGTGTGATAAGGTTAATAGGTTTTAATCCTGTTGACTCATACACATTATGTGTTTCACGAAGATGATCGACATTTTCATTAGTAACTATGAAATCAGTAATATTACAGTATTTTCTAAGTACCTTAGCAAAACCATATTTACCTAATAGATAAAGTGAAACAGGTGTAACGGGTTTTCCTATCTTATCACCAACAGGTGTTCCTTTCATAATCTTACTGTAAACTACTTGACCTGGTACTTTCTCACCATTAATAATAAAGGTTCTAAGTTGTCCTATGATATTAAACTTGTCAATCAGCAACCTGACAAATATCTCATTATAGGAAGGAGAAATAACGGTATCGGATAATACGGGAACAACAATGTATGGAGTATTGCTAATACGCATAATATTACCATCGCCAGCAAAAGGTAAATATAGCGGTTTAACGATAACTCTTCCATCGTATTCAAACAGAAATTCAATCATATAGAAATCAGACTCTGCAAGATCCAAGATAGTCTTATTACTGTTATTTAATAAAGATCGTGTAAACTCTTCTTTAGGAGTTAATCTTCTATACCCTTTATACGAAAGTGGTATCGTCACACCAATATCTGCGATGGTTCTTCTAAAAAGATCATCTAGAAAATCAGGTATACCCTTAAGTATCTCACCTGCAGTACCATCTGTTATGTTGGTATTAAACTTAGGCGCCGTAGTAGATATAATTCTAGCCAGTATATCGTTCACATTTTCCTCCCCATGGTTACTTAAATAACTTATAGATACTTTGAAACACTGTTATTACTTTAACTGCTAAATCCATACCTGCTTTTGTTATTTCTATCTCTTGTTTCTTATACATATACGATAACTCAGCATAGTATTTACTGTTAGCCTGCTTGATACCAAGAACTACTTTTATCTCCTCCGCTTTGATAGATAAAAGCTTACTTCTCATATCTAATATACTCATTTGTAATTTTTGTTCATTTGTGTTAAATTCAACTTTAGCTTTCAAGCGATATAATTCAATATCGGTTTTTAATTTCTCCATTTCATTTTTGATCTTTTGTTTTTCTATCTCTATTTTCTCTTTTTCATTCATAAGACTAATATCACCAGCAGCATAGGCTTCATCATGTGTTTTATAAACACCTAGTGATCGAGTATCTGATAATGGAACTTTTTTAGTTATACCTTTACTACCATTCTTTTTGATTACAACTGTACATCCCGATTTAGCAGTTGGATCTTGTCTAGATAATACCCGTGTAATTTGATTACCTATTTTCATAAAGTATGATGTATCTTTTTCATTGTTAACAATGTCTATAACGATCACATTTCTGTGTTTATCCGTTACTTCCTTATAGCATTCTGTGTAATGTTTGCTAGAAGGGTGTGTAAAGGCTTCTGTCAATTCCCCATTTGTAAAACATAAACCTACTGCTTTAGAATAAACATAATTATATTCATCTAGTGCTGAGGCAGGAATAAAGTTTATAAGTCTAATGGTCATTTTGGAAGCATATTGCCTACCTACTTTTTGAGTTAGTAATTTTAATAGTTTTTCTTTTTCTTTACTACTAATCTCAACATTGTCCGAGGACATATAGTAATCTAAAATAGGTGCATATTTGGTATTAGGCGTATTGTACATATGAATGTAGTCAACTACGAAAATACCCTTTTCAAGACTCTTTATATTAAAGGTCTTTTCTAATATACTAATAACTCCCATATTTGTAAGAGAGTGTTTGTATCGTACAGGAGATACTATATTGTTAGCATCTAACATATAGATATCATTTCCCATATTTGTAAATACATATCTAGTACGATCTGGGTGTCTATACTCAGGATCGTCTATTATGCTATTTAACCCAGTAGGGTTATTTAATAAATTTGGTCCACCGCAGAAGATAAGGTCACTGTACGGTTTTTCATCGTCAATGACATCTGTAACTCCTACATCATGTAGTTTTATAGCCATAACCAACCTTTTTATTACACAGATTTCTAAATGAATAATATATCGTTAAGAAAAAACGAAAGTACTACTACACCTACCTGGATTGCTCCAGGTAGGTGTAGTAAGGACGTATTATTTTTGTTCGATTTCAACAGTACCAAGAATGTTAACATTTTTGCTAACTTTACCAAGAACACTACCAAAGTCAGAAATCTCTGCATAGTAAAGAACTGGAAGGTTAACGATATGCGCATAACGAGGAACGTTAGAGATAAGACGGTTATTTGCACCGTTTGTTTGTTTCTTAACATCAACAACAAATGATGGTGACCAGATTGTGTTACCAAAGTTAAATGGATCCATTTTAGAATCTTTAGAACCTTCATCTGTAGCAAATGACATATAGACAACGCCTTCAAGCTCAGAGTATGGAGTAGCATATACATATGCTTCAATCTCATCTGAAAGTTTGATAACGTCTTCGTTGTTTTTACCCATGATATACATTTTTGTTCTTGCACCTGTACCGATAACAACACGAAGTGGTTTACCTGGACGAAGTGTTCTGTACGCAACATAATAGTTAGAGTTAAGAGCCATTTCCATAGCTGCATCACGAAGTTTATTTCTAAGCATAGCAGATACATCTTCAAAACGATCACTTGAAGACATACTGTCAACAGATTCGTTAACATTGATTTGCGCAGCAATAAAGTAAGGGTTTACAAAATATCTACCGATACCTGTAATACTTGCATTTGCACTGATACCATATTTAGCAATATAACTCAATTCAGTTGCAGTGTCTTTCAAACGTTTGAAACCAGCAAGTGATTGTCTAGCGCCTGTAGAAACGATAACAGAAGAAATAGTGCTAAGATCAGAAAGGTTACCACCGATTTTTACTTCAGGTCCAAGAATACTTGTGTCTGATAAGAATGGAACTTGGTAAGCATGTTTAACAACATCAGATGTTAAATAAACACCTGGAGTTCTTGTGTTCTCATTGGTTCTATATGCTTCAGGATCATAAGCTGTAACTTCGATTGATTTGAAACCAGCAAGGATCGTAGCATATGAAGGATCTTTTTTAGAAATTTCATTACCAACAGTATCGTACACTTTGTACAATTCAGTTTTGATCGGAGCAACACTCATAGTACCTGTACGTAAATCAACTTTACCAGAAAGTGATACATGTAGTTTAACGGCATTTGCAGCAAGTAACGTTTTAAAGATATTTGAGATAGAGTTTTTAGCTGTTTTCAAAGTGCTATCAAGGATGATATCATTTGTCTCAAAATTCAATTGGTAACGTCTTACTTCACCTTGTTGAACAGGCATGAAGTTAGAAGCAAGGTAAATACTTAACGGGATACGGAATGTTTCAGAAACATCTGCACCTGTACCATCAACACTTGTAACTTTAACATAAATGTTTTTAACTTTAAGTGTTTTGTCAAGGTAATCAGATCTATCCATGATACCACGATCTAGCATAAGATCAGTTGCACTCAATGAGATAAGGTTGTGATCTTGGTTAACAAGTAACGGAGCTGTATCAACTGTCTCATAACCTGAACTATCAACAACAGTAAGGTCTGTCATGAATCTTGCAGCTGTTTCAGCTTTAAGAACAGGAACGATTTTAAGGTTGTTACTTGCAAGCCATTTTTCAGAGTAAAGCGTTTTGATAACATAGTCTTTTTCCATCGTATCTTCGATAGGTGAACCATCAAGAGGATGTACAAAGTCTTTCATATAGCTAAGAAGGCTGATCTCGACTTCGATAGCAGTTTGTGCAGGATCAATGACGATAGTAGGGAAGAATGCTTCAATAAGGTCTTCTTGGCGTACGACAGCATAGTTAAACATGATAGAGTAGTAAAGACTGTTGTCATACTCTTGCTCAGAATAAGCCTCATTACCTAGTGAACCAAAAACAGTACCTGAATTGTAACCAAGTTGTTCAGATGTAACAACACCAGCGTTAGCTGAAGCTGCTTTTGTACCAGCAACATTTTTATAAACATCAAAGCTACCAAGTTTAGCAATCATTGTTGCAGCTTGTAAGCCTTTTTCATGTGAAACATCGCCTGGTGTATAAAGACCTTCAGCAGAAAGAACTTGTTTAATAGTTTCGCTAATGCCATCGCCAATTGAAATAGCATTTGTTTTCTCAGCATCTGTAAGACTCTCACTTGAGAGTGTTTGACCTGTAGAGGTTAGTGCTTGTTTTCCTGCTAAGCCTTTTTGTGTAAAAGATTTTGAAAAACTTGTATATAGTCTTGCGCATTTATCGCCATCTGCAAAGATTGCCATAATTAACTCCTTGTTTTTTTTTTGTTATTATTAAGTACTAGACAGTATCTAGTTTTTATATATGAACGGTATCATATATAAAACATTAATCTTTTTTGTAACTATAACTAGTTACCCGTTAATCTTAGGTAGCTTAGAAATAAAGCATGATTTGTGGTCAGTGCGTCACCGTAAGCATTAAACATCGAATTCAAAGTAAGTTTTCTAAAGTAAGAAACGAAGTTTGTATTCTTAAATCTTATAATATTCGTAAACCCTGACTTAATAATAACAAATAAGACGTATTGAGTCTTAACAAGCTCAACCACCTTAGTGTGGTCATTATTCATTATAATACCGTTAAGATCGACATCTTTGTTACTCATGTAGTTAATAAAATCTGCTTGGCCATCTCTTATACTATTATTTTCAAATATGCGCATAAGGTTACTAAAGGCATAAGAGGTTACGTCAGGAATCTTAACAGGGGCATAAGTAGTTGGCTTACTACCAATACTGGAAGATGTACCATAGAAAATGTCATCAACTAAACTATTGCATATTAATAGGTCGTTAATGTCTGAAAGAGAAAGTTGATCTTTCAAAAAGTTATAGAACTCTGTGATAGCAGCCTGTCTTAAAGCAGATTTATTATCGTCATTAAGTCTGGTAAGTGTGCCTAACTTATCCCCTAGCATGGCCAGCGACACACCTTTACTATCTAAAGTTTTATGGATGTACTCTGGTATGCTAACCAATAGTACACCGTTTTCTGATACGGTTTTCACATCGTTTCTCCTTATTTTAATTTTAATTCTATTTAAGAGTTGTTTCATAAAAAACTTTACACTGAGGGTATTTAATAGAATATTTCTAAAAGGTTCATGGATGGGTAACTCAAAACTAGAAACACTATTGAAATGTATTGTACTTTTATACCGTGAAAGAGAGTCAGGTGAAAGCGACATTGACAATAGTAAAGCTCTTGTTAAAACAATTATAAATCTTCAAAAAGATGGTTATAGCAAAAACATCATTGGTGGCGATAACCAAATATTAGAAGACGTTAAGAAAATATTATTAGGCATATTAACGAACCCTGAGACAATTGATAAAACAGCTCTTATAGACGCATTACGTTTAGCATTAAGAGAAAAAGATACTACCTTTGCGGCAATTGAAAAAACGCTGAACACCGAACTTTCTGTTCCAGGTATGAAACGTAACATCATTAGCTTAAGAAATCAACTAGACTTATTTTTTAAAGAGCAACAAGCTCTTATGTTATTAACAAAATCTACTATCTCTTTAAGACAAGGGTTAGAAGATGTTTCACTCTATGACTTTCTAACACAACTTGCTACTAATATAGAAGCTCTCTCAACACCTACAAAATCTAAAGATCCTGGTATCGTAGATGAGATGGACGTTGGCGACGTCGAAGAAGTTAGTAAGATGATGGTTAAAGTTAAAAAGATTAATGAAGCGGGCGGTCTTATCGTAACAGGATTTAAAGAATTAAATCGTATGTTTAGAGGTGGATGGAGACTAGGTGAATTTATAATCTACCAGGCACTACAGCATAATTATAAATCTGGTTTGGCACAAACCTTGTCAGCACAAATTCCTACTAAGAATGACCCTTTTACATTCTTAAAAGATAAAACTAAAAAACCTCTATTATTATTCTTAAGTTTAGAAGATGATGCGGAGATTATTATTAACTTTGTTTACCTCTATCTATTTAACAACGAGAACGGCTTTAAACCTGATATTAGTACTATTAGTAAAGAAGAGATGGCTACATATGTTAAAGAGCGTCTAGGGGCTAAGGGATGGCATGTAAAGTACTATAGAATCAATCCATCAGAATGGACATATAAGCATATGTTCAATCTTGTTCTTAAATTAGAATCTATGGGCTATGAGATCTTAACATGTATTACAGACTACTTAGCAAAACTTCCTACAATAGGATGTGTTAATTCTGGATCAACCGGTAGCGACTTACATGATTTATTTAATCGTGTCAGAAACTTTTTTTCTGCTCGAGGGATCCTTTTCATAAGCCCACATCAACTTTCCACAGAGGCTAAGCAGCTTACACGACAAAATGTTGTGAGCGATCTTAACTTTGTTAAAGAGATAGCTGGTAAAGGATATTCTGAACTTAGTAAACGTTTAGATCAGATTTGGGATGCTGGTTTTTATATTCACAAAGCTTATATTAATCGTAAACCTGTTTTAACTATAGGCTGGGATAAACATCGTAGACCAGGTTCCGTAGATGATAAATATAAATATGCTATTCTTAACTTTCCTAAAGATAGGGATATGCCGATTATGGAAACAATTAATAACCCAGATACTGAATCAGGTGAAAATGGTGACGACCTAGATGGTTTTGATATTTAACTATTAAAAAAATAATGTTGGTATAACACTACAAGGACAATGTCCTTGTAGTGTTATATTTTAAGTATTCTATAAATGATATTATAAGCAGGCACAAGAATGATTTCTTTTTCTGTAAAAGGTTCGAGTACTTTATTTTTTAAACTTATAAGATACATAAGTTCATCTGTTAACTCTAGTATATCATAAGTGCCCGTATCTAGTAGACTAGCTACAATCATATCGCCATACTGAGTTGCAACACTTATATCTGTTGTAAAACTAAGTGGGTTAGCTTTATTTTCATAAGAAAGTACGTCGCCTACTTTACTGTAAGGAGTGATAGTCATATGGTCTTGATTAGTTTTAACTTTTAACATTCCTCTATAGACATAAAACTCATTTGCAGTACTCTTACTTTTAAATAAATTGCATGCGGTATAGATCATAGGGAATAATTCCATATCGGGTTTAGTAACCCATTCTGCTAACGCTGCTATACTATCAGGGTATTGACCGTAAAAGGTTAATAGTTCTTGTGATAAATCTTCGTAACATAATACCTTCATAGTATTCCTTTTTATTTTTTATATTCCTTTAAATCAAAAAAATAACACTATAGTATTACTATAGAAGGGACGTACCCCTTCTATAGCTTTTAAAAGAAATCTTTAATATGGACGTATTTGTCCCCAATATGTTTATCCCATCCTCTGGAATACCTATCATTCATAACTACCAATTTACCCTCAGAGTGTGCGCTAGCAAGCTCTAGAATCGATTTAAACCTGCTTTTCTTACTCGTCTTAACACAAGTATAAATATGCCCGTTCTTGTCTCTTTTAGCGATTACTCTAAAATGGATATCTTTACCAGAACAATTGATGATCGGGTTATTTTCTACAGAGACAATATCCTCTATAAAAACAAGATTTTTAAACCACTTATTAAGCCATGCTCTTAAACCGGTTTTGTTTGTTATAAAATAATCACGGTCACCTTTTAGCCTGGATACTATCATTTCAAACAGTGAGAATTTAACAGGCAACGCAGCAATGCTTTTAGCCCCTAAATCAATCGTTGGTTTACTGGTATTGATATACAATGATTCTTTTGTTCTGTATTTTATTTTTCCCACAAGTATTCCTTTTTTATAGTACTAATAGCTTCATCCATAAGCATACCACTATAGGTATAAGTTGCTATAATGTTATTAATAGCTTCTTGCTTATACGCCTCAGAATGAAAGTCATGCGCGGCAGCGGTACAGGTATCATCATCAGTAGCTGGCACGTAATTAAATGCGTGTATCGAACCGATAGTAAGAAGTTTTTCTTGCGTAAGACATTCAGTAAGTGCAACCCATTTTTTAGCAGCATCAAAATGATCGTTATTAATGCATAACGTTAGCATACGTTGAAGATCGATTACCAATTTATAAGGGTGGTCATCTTTCTTAGCTAGCATTAAAAGTATTGATAGCCGTGTTGAATCAAGATCATTATACACAACTAGCATTAGCCTTAGGGATAAAATATCACTCAGAGTTAGTACTCTAAACTCAAATTTTGAACTATTAATATTCTCAATAAGTTTTTTAAAGCTACGATCTCTTATTTTATTTAACACCACCATAGCAAATCCTAATAATAGTTTTCTTAAACAAACAAACATAGCCGTTTACCGGTTACGTTGCTTAGACTTCTTAGCAGCTTTAGCTTTAGCCCTTCGAGCAGCTTTTTCTCTTTCAGCTTGTTCAGATCGAATCTTGTTAATAACAGGATCTTCTTTTCGCATGATGCTCTCAACGATTTCTTTAGGTTTAATACCTCTAGCTTTAGCCCTTTCAACTACGAACTTTTGATGTTCAAGTTGTTTACGTTTCTTACGTGTTTGTATAACAAGTCTGTTAGAACCTGCATCAACACTTGATACCGCCATTTGCTCATGCTTGCGCTCAACTTCTATCGTATCTGCGATAGCCGGTAAGAATGCCTCTACTTCATCTGGTGCTGCTGTAAAGACACTGGTATCACCTGCAGCATCTAAGATTTTTGTATAGGTTTCTTTCATAGCTTCCGCATGTTCTGGTGTCATTATTTCTTGGTTCATTGTTTTTTCCTAAAGGTTTGATATAGTAATGTAGAATCGTTTACGCTTAACTGGCATAGCCTCATATTCAGCCTCGCTAATATGACCCCAATAGGTCTTATCCGTATGATTAAGAATAAGATTATGCGCCTCTGTTTTAGTTATCTTTGCTTTACAAAGAGCACCTGTTTCAGTTTTCACATCATTATCGGTAATGTTAATAACTGCTACGGGTGTTATTTTGTA